GAATTGAGAAAACATGACATATCACGATCTTTAAACCTACCATGTGGTCAATGTGTAGGTTGTAGACTTGAACGCTCACGACAGTGGGCAATTCGATGCATGCACGAAGCTCAAATGCATGAAAAAAACTGTTTTATAACCCTCACTTATGACAATGCACATCTCCCAAGCGATAGATCATTACACTACCGAGACTTTCAGCTCTTTATTAAAAGACTACGAAAACGGTACCCTGGACGAAGAATACGTTATTACATGGCTGGAGAATATGGTGAAAACCTTGGCCGTCCGCACTGGCATGCGTGTATCTTCGGAATCGATTTTGATGATAAGAAATTATGGGACAGGAGTCCCGCTGGTTCTCTCTTATATCGATCCGAAAACCTTGAATTACTCTGGCCATTTGGTTATTCCACCATTGGAGACGTTACTTTCGAATCCGCTGCCTACGTGGCTAGATACATTATGAAAAAGGTAACAGGAAAAAACTCAAAAGAACATTATACAGAGAGTTGCCCTGAATCAGGGGAAATCACTACTCGTAAACCCGAGTTTACAAAAATGAGCCTTAAGCCTGGTATTGGCTATGAATGGTATAAGCAATATACTTCCGATGTATATCCACACGATTATGTTGTAATTCGTGGAAAAAAAGTCAAACCTCCAAAATACTATGATAAAAAATATAAAATAGATCAACCGTATGAGTTTGACGAACTGCTTTACATTAGAGAAAAAACTGCTAAACTGCATGTTGAAGACAATACACCAGAGCGATTGTTAGTTAAAGAACAAGTCGCAAAGGCAAAACTTCAAAAACTTAAACGTAACCTCACTTAAGGATATTCCTCATGAAATTAGTACTATGCACTGTAAAAGACCGCGCAGCTGATGCGTTCGGTCGTCCAATGTTTGTTCCTTCCGTTGGTGTCGCAATTAGGAGCTTTAGCGACGAAGTTAACCGCTCCGATGCAGATAATCAATTATTTAATCATCCAGATGACTTTGATTTATATGAATTAGGTGAATTTGACGATAATTCTGGTCAATTCGCTTTACATGATCAACCAAAACTATTATCTTTAGGGAAACAGGTAAAAATACCTAAAGAATGAAGTTAAACAAACCGACTCAAAGGTAGTTTCTTTGGGTCGGAATAAACTTAGGAGCTCGTTAACATGCATCGCAATCAATCGGTAAATGTTCATCAATTTACAATGATTCCAAAGGCCGATATTCCTCGGTCGTCGTTTGACTGTCAGTCAACGCATAAAACAACCTTTGACGCTGGTTATTTAGTACCAATATATGTAGATGAGATGCTCCCAGGCGATACATTTCGCCTGAATATGACGGCATTTGCTCGTCTGGCAACGCCACTATATCCAATCATGGACAACATGCATTTGGATTCCTTCTTTTTCTTTGTTCCAAATAGATTAATTTGGAGCAATTGGCAAAAATTTATGGGTCAACAAGAAAATCCGAATAGTTCGATTTCTTATGTTGTACCCCAACAAGTATCACCAGCTGGTGGATACGCTATTGGTTCATTACAAGATTACATGGGTTTACCTACTGTTGGTCAAGTAGGAAATGGAAATACTGTGTCGCACTGTGCATTCTGGCCACGTGCGTACAATCTTATATACAACGAATGGTTTAGAGATGAAAACTTACAGAATTCTGTTGTTGTGGATACTGGTGATGGTCCTGATACTGTTACTAACTATACCCTTCTTAGACGTGGGAAAAGGAAAGACTACTTTACTTCTTCCCTCCCTTGGCCTCAAAAAGGTACTTCCGTTACACTTCCATTAGGAACATCTGCACCTATAGCTTTTAATGGTACTTCTGCTGATGCAGTGAGCGTTTATAGCAACGTTTCTGCTGCACAACGTGCTTTAATTACTGGTGCAGGATTAAATCCTGTTACCACTTATGTTAGTGGTACAACTTCTGGGATGTTACCTTTATATGCTGACTTATCTCAAGCAACTGCCGCAACAGTTAATCAATTACGTCAATCCTTTCAAATCCAAAAATTGTTGGAGCGTGATGCACGCGGAGGTACTCGTTATACTGAAATTATTCGCTCACATTTTGGTGTTATTTCTCCTGATGCTCGCTTACAGCGTCCCGAGTACATCGGGGGTGGATCAACCAATATTAATATTAATCCGATCGCTCAAACGTCGGGTACTAATGCTAGTGGAACTACTACCCCTATGGGCACACTTGCTGCTATGGGTACTGCCTTGGCTCATAATCATGGCTTTACTTACTCGGCTACTGAACACGGTGTAATACTAGGGTTAGTGTCTATACGTGCTGATCTTACATACCAGCAAGGTCTTGCTCGTATGTGGAGTCGATCAACCCGTTATGATTTTTATTTCCCAGCTTTTGCAACATTAGGCGAACAGGCTGTATTGAATAAGGAAATTTATGTTACAGGT